ATTGGTCTTGCACATTATCTTGCTAAGAATGGTGTTAAGTATGAAGACAGAGAAGCATGGAAATTAGTACATGATTTGACTGAGGCATTCCAATACTATCTTCTTAAGTCTAGTAACCAACTAGCAAAAGAGAAAGAACCATGTGGTTATTTTGATAGGACTAAGTATGCAGATGGTATTCTTCCTATAGATACATACAAGAAGGACGTAGATGATCTTGTACCTAATGACCTATCATTTGATTGGGGAAGTTTACGGGAGGACATACTCGCTCACGGGTTACGGCACTCCACGTTGTCGGCTCAGATGCCTTCTGAGAGCAGTTCCGTTGTGTCAAATGCCACAAACGGAATTGAACCACCCAGAGATTATTTGTCAACGAAGAAATCAAAGAAAGGACCACTCAAACAAATAGTCCCTCAGTATGCTACCCTAAAGAATAACTATACATTGCTATGGGATATGCCTAGTAACGAAGGGTATATAAATGTAGTAGCAGTGATGCAGAAGTTCTTTGATCAAGCAATCAGTGGTAACTGGTCATACAATCCACTTCATTACGATGATAATGAAGTTCCTACTTCTGTAATGGCACAGGATCTATTAACAACCTTTAAGTATGGTTGGAAGACATCTTATTATCAGAATACATATGATACTAAGAGTGATATAGATGAACCAGCACATCCTATTGGTTGGAAGGATGATGTTCAGGAGAATAACAATTCAATCTCCAACCTATTAGATGATATATTTGCTACTGAGGAGGAGACTTGTGACAGCTGTGCGATCTGATGAAATTAAAGGTATGACTGTCTTCAATACGAAGCAGACTGATACCACTAAAGGACAAATGTTCTTTGGTCCTCCATTAGGAGTCCAGCGATACGACAAGTTTAAGTATCCTATATTTGACAAGTTAACACAGACACAATTAGGATTCTTCTGGAGACCAGAAGAAGTTTCATTACAGAAAGACAGAGCAGATTATCAAACACTCAACAAAGCACAGAAACATATCTTCACATCAAACCTCAAGTACCAGATCCTCTTGGACAGTGTACAAGGTCGTGCTCCTGGTATGGCTTTTGCACCATACTGTTCTCTACCTGAGTTAGAAGGTTGCATGAATATATGGCAGACTATGGAGATGATCCATAGCAGATCATATACTCACATCATTAAAAATGTATATCCAGATCCATCTGAGGTCTTTGATACTATTCTTGATGATGATAAGATACTTGCACGTGCTGAGTCAGTGACCAGAGCATATGATGAGTTCATCAATTATGCACAGGAGTATGGTCAGAGTAGTGCTTGGAAGGATGATATGAGAGATCATCCTAATTCTGAGTGGACAGTTAGAGATCTTAAAAAACATTTATACAGGGCAGTTGCTAATGTCTACATTTTGGAAGGTATACGATTCTATGTCTCTTTTGCTTGCTCTTTTGCTTTTGGTGAACTTAAATTACTGGAAGGGAGTGCAAAGATCATCTCCCTCATTGCAAGAGACGAGTCACAACACATGGCAGTCACAAATAATATCTTAAACAAGTGGAAGGAAGGTGACGATCCTGACATGATAGAGATTGCTAAAGAAGAAGAGGAGAATGTATATCAAATGTTTAAGGATTGTGTAGCAGAAGAGATTGAATGGGCAGAATACTTATTTAAAGATGGGAGTATAATAGGTTTGAATGATAAATTATTACAGAACTATGTTGAATGGACTGCTAATCGTAGGTTAAAGTCAATG